CATTTACTGCGCCAGATACCAATGTATGGCTCATAGGCTTTCCGAAGCTACAAACACCTTGCAATAGATTCAAGTTGTCATACAACCCAAATGCGCAGTTTATATTTGGCAATCTTCGCGCATAATGTTTCTTTAAAAACCATTCATAACATTCTGAACTTAAAACAGGCTTGATTGAATATTTATCTTTCATATAATTATTTCTTGCGGGATTTTATTTTGCCCTATTGTTTTAAATTTTCTGAATCTTTTGCTTTCTACTTCGCGAAACATTTCAACGTGCGATACACATTCTTGAAATTCAATAAGACCTTCAAAAACACCACATCTTAAAAAAAGATCAGATCGACCTTTTATTGGGAAAAAGTCAACCTGATATGAGCCACAGGGCGAAAGTAAGGAAGGTGTTTCAATCATTGAAAAAATCATCGTCTTTTAAATCGTATTCGTGGTTAAAATATTTGTCATCTTCATCATCGCCGCGATCTCGAATTGCCTGCAATTCTCTTTGCCAATCAAGCGCGGCTTGATGATTGTGTAAAAAACTATCCATTTAATTTAATATGAGCCTCCAATATAGGTTCAACTATAAAAACCCCGTCATAAAGATATTCTTCATCGTAGTCTTCCAAAATATCGCGTAATTTATACCTGATATTGAATTTTGAATTATTATTTTTTGCTATTTTTTTGTATGTAGTCAAAAAATGATATTTGTCTTTTGTCTCTAAACGATTCCATTTTTCATAATCTTTGATTATGTTGTTAAGACTTAAAAATAATACGTCTTTTTCGTCATTGTTGAAATTCATTTTAAGCAACCTCCTCATACATTGTTTCAGCGAAGTCTTCAGGAGTCATGTAATTATAGTTGTGATTGAAGTTGTCTCCATTCCAACCTTCCCAACATTCAGGAATCAATTGCTTTGTTTTTTCAATCAATTCGTAAAACTGTTTAGCTTCATATCTTTGTTCGCGATCAATACGGCCATTAGTGATGATAACTAAGTATCCGAACTCGTTGCCTTCCTGATGCTCGAAATACCAGTTGACCTCGCGATTGCCTGTGATGTATTCGTGAGTTGTGATTGTTTTTTGGAATAACATTTGTTTGATTGGTTTGCTTACAACTTAATTATAATATAATTAAATAATATTGTCAACTATTTCTTTTTTTATCTTTCCAATGTTGTAATTCAAGATCGAATCTCGCAAGCATTATCAACTGTTCTTCTCTTGTATATTGCGCAAGTATCTGCGCCTGTTCTTTTCCTGAAAACTTTTTCATCAGCCACGGCTCTTGAAAAAATAATTGTTTCTGCATTTTTATCAAACAATCAAGAACGGCTTCGCGCTGTTCATCGGTCATGTTTTCTGTAATGCGTAAAAACTGTTGTTCAGCCCTGCGCGATGTTTCTTCATCCCCGCTTGAAAATCTGTATCTTTTAGTCATTTTTAAAAATAGTGTCAGGGTCTTCGCCATTAAGAAATCTTATTCCCGCAGGCAATTCTCCTGTTTTAAGACTTTCTACAAAATCACTTAAATTCCAATCGCCCCACATATCGTCAAATTTTCTTTTTTCTCCAATCTTTGCACATTTTCCACGATGATAAAAACGCAAAGGACTTTTTACATTTTTAGAAAATGGAAATGCGGGAAAATCTACAACGCCATCTAAATCTTCAATAGGTTCGCCGCAGGCTTCACATATAAAGCAAAAACGTGCTTCGCCGTCTATATATTTTATATTCATTTGTATTTGCCCTCCCATTCGTTATATTCATCACGCAAAAACCCATCAGAATTTGCACCTTCGCGAACAGCCGCAAGCGCCGCATCCCTTACATTTTCTTCAACCATTTCTGCAAGTACTTTTAAACTTTTCAAAGAATCAAGTTTTCTTTGTACTTGTGAAATTTTTCGTGAAGCATCCTCGCGCCCGTCACGCAAATCAAGTGTTGCATATTGCAATTCGCCATCTGCAATTATTTGTTCAGCGTGGCTTACGCGGTTCAATGGGGCGTTTTTAAGATGTTCAGTTTGCTTTGCAATACGACCCCCAACTACTAACGCAAGTAATTGATTTAATGATTTGAGTTGTTCCTGATCTTTCATGTATCCTCCGAAAAAATAAGGGTTACAGTTTCATCATTGCTTGATTTTTCGTCTACATCCCAATCATAAGGACATTCGTTATCAAGCAACCATTCAAAAAGTTTTGATCTGTCTAATCTCATTATTTCTTCTCCTTAACTTCACTAAGAGCTTTATCACAAGCTTCAATGTCGTATATAACGTGAGAATTTCGGTTTGGTGTTTTCCTCGTCCAACATTTGCCTTCAGTTAAAAAACCTTTAACTCTTAATTTATATAAAGTTTTCGTAGAAATGTTTAAATATTTAGAGGTGTCTTTAGGATTACTCCATTTTTTGTTTTTAAAATCATCGTGTTTTGCATTTATAAGTGCTTCATAAAAAGAAGTGTAATTTATTTTTTCTTTGCCATTTTTTTGCCTAGAAACATACCCACAAGAGCGAACAAGTTCAGATTTGCTTACATCGCGTAATTCTCTTACTTTTTGCAAAAGATCATCCCCAATAAGCATTTTTTGTTTTTTTTCAGATACTAAATTTAAAGATTGTCTTTCAGTTTTATATTGTTGTTGAATCCTATACAAAGCTGTCCTAAATTCAAAGAAAAGTGCAACTTGTTCTTCAGAATAAATAGGAATCAGTTTTGTTTCTCCATATTGAGAATTTTCATCAACAATGGATTCCTCTGTGGTATAAGATTCAAGTATTTTTCTATCAAAGTAAGAAATAAATAATTTTAAAATTTCTCGACCCATTTGTTCGTCTAAAAAATAAAAGGCTTCAATATCTCTTAAAATCCATTGAAATTTGTCGTGGTTTACATCTATTATTTTCATCGGAACACCTCGCAAGCCGCTTGAACACCCGCCGCACAATCATTGCGTGTCATATCGGTCAATGCCCCATCGAATCCCAAGTAAAAGATTCCTGTCGCGCACATAACCATAAAGAAATTTGTCATTTTGCTACCTCTAATAATGTTTTGCCGTTTAGCTCGTCTAATTTCTGATTGATTAACCAACCTTTTAAGTATTTAAGTTGGGGATTGTTTTTATCAGTATGAGCTTCTAAAAATTGAATTTGTTTAAAAACTAATTCAGTTCCTAAAGCTTCTAAAAAAACATCTTTTTCGTTTTTGTTAGCCATTTGGTTTAGTTTGTTTGATAACAATTTAATTATAATAAAATTAAAATGTAATGTCAACCCTATAATTCATGTTATACATTAAAAGTATGACTTCAATAAACGATTTACAAAACGATCCGAAAAATGCTCGTAAGCGTACAGACCGATCTGCAAAGCTTATAAAACAAAGTCTTGAACAATACGGAGCCGCAAGATCAATAGTAATAGATGAAAATAACCGCATACTCGCAGGGAATGGAACAATTGCAGGGGCAAAAGCCGCAGGGATTAAAAATTTAAAAATAATAGAAGCAGATGGTGATGAAATAATTGCAGTAAAAAGATCAAACCTTACAGAAGATCAAAAAGTAGGTTTAGCAATAGCAGACAACAGAACTGGTGACTTGTCAGAGTGGGATATAGATATGCTTGAACAACTTTCACAAGAGCATGATTTAAATGATTTTTTTGATAAAAAAGAACTTGATGACATAATTTCTAAAAAAGAAGTACTACCAGCAGAAGGTTTAACAGATCCTGATGACGTTCCAGAAGTACCTGAAGAACCTATAACAAAAGAGGGTGATTTATATATTCTTGGTAATCACAGGCTTTTATGCGGTGACTCTACAAACATTCTTCATGTTGAAAAACTTATGGATGGTAATAAAGCAGATATGGTTTTTACTGATCCTCCTTATGGAATGTCATATAAATCTAATTTCAGAGAAAAAACACCGAAATTTAATCAAATTGAAAATGATAACATTATCTTGTCTGATTGGCTTCCTTTAGCAAATAGTTTTTCAAAAGGTTTTTGTTTTATATGGACATCATGGAAAGTTCTTGATAAATGGTTAGAAGTTACAAAACCATTAGGAGATATTTCTAATTTAGTTGTATGGCACAAAAAAGGAGGTGGTTTAGGTGATTTAAAAGCAACTTATTTGACAGATCACGAAATCGCATTAGTTTTTAATCGTAAAAGTTTTTTAACAGGCAAAAGATTAGGTTCTGTTTGGGAAGTTTCAAAGGATTCAGTAAATAAATATCTACACCCAACTCAAAAACCTGTAGAATTGGCAGAAATGGCTATAAATACAACAACTCTAGTAGGTAATATTATTTTAGATTTTTTTGGTGGTTCTGGTTCAACTCTTATCGCTGCTGAACGTACACACAGACACGCTTATCTTATGGAGTTAGATCCTAAATACTGTGATGTAATAGTTAAAAGATGGGAGGATTTTACAGGCAACACTGCAAAACGTGTATCATCTAAGTAATGGGTAAAAAAGGAACTCAAGCTGAAACAATAGTAAGGTCACAGAAATTTGCTCGCATTATTGCAAATGGTGGTCGTAGATCAGATTGCGTTCGTTATGCTTCGGAAAATTGGGGGGTGGGAGAAAGAAGTGTAGATAAGTATTTAGAGATAGCTAGAGCCGAATTAAAGAAGGATTGGGATATGGAACGACCTCAGATGGTGGCTGATCTTTTGGCGCAATGTAGCACCTTACAGATGGAAGCTAGAAGGTCTGGTCAATATCATATTGCTCTTGGTGCGATCAACACCGCCGCAAAATTAGCACATCTTTGTTCGTGAGTTTTTTAACAGACGTCAATCAAGGATTTGTTTTATATCCACAGAATTTCACAGATTCCTTAAATACAAATTTGACTTTAAATAAAATAAAATCTGATTTACATTTAGGTCAATTAAATTTTGTAAATGACACCGAAACTGAAATATTGGGTCTATGCGCGGGCTATGGATCAGGTAAGACGCGATCTTTACTCGCAAAGTGTTTTTCTCTTTCTGTTTTAAATCAAGGCTTCACGGGCATTGTTTTAGAGCCTACGCAACCGCTTGTTCGTGATCTCTTTGTAACAGAATTTGAGGAATTTTTGTTGAATTACGAGATTCCTTACACATTCAGAAGTTCGCCGTTGCCTGATTTTGTTTTGCATCTACCTAAAGGAGACACCCGCATAATGTGTAGAAGTTTCGAGTCATGGCAAAGAATAATCGGAATCAACGCGGCTTTTATATTGGCAGATGAAATCGACACAGTTGCAAAACCGATTTGTGATCGCGCCTTTCCGAAAATCCTTGGACGTCTTCGCGCAGGGAATGTTCGCCAGTTCGCGGCGGCGTCCACTCCCGAAGGTTATCGTTGGTTTTGGGAAACTTTCGGAAGTGATGAAGCAAAAGAAAAAGATGACAGAAAGTTAATAAGAATGAAAACAACAGACAATCCACACTTGCCCGCAGATTTTATTGATAGGATGAAAATGAACTACGACCCAAATCTTCTAAAAGCATATCTTGAGGGTCAGTTCATATCTTTAACAACTGGCGCTGTTTTTGACCGCTTCGACAGAGAAAAACATATAACAAAAGACATCCCAAATTATTCAGAAGAAATTATAAGACTTGGTATTGACTTCAACATTGGCAAAATGTCTTGTGTTTGCGCCGTTATTAGAGATAACAAACTTTATATTTTTGACGAGATACGCGCACATGACACCGACCAACTGGCAAAAGAAATCAAATCAAGGTTTCCACATAACAGACTTTACGGATATCCTGATTCGTCAGGCGGAGCAAGATCGACAAATGCTTCTAAAACCGACATCCAGATTCTCGAAAGTTATGGAATATCCAATCAATCGGGGGCGTCTAATCCATCCATTAAAGACAGCGTTAATAATGTTCAGCGCCTTTTATGCAATGGTAAAGAAGAAATTAGTCTTTTTGTTCATCCGCGTTGTAAAAATGTCATCGAATCTTTGGAACTTCAATCTTATACAGAATCAGGCGAACCAGAAAAGACAGGATTAGATCATTTCTCTGATTGCGTCCGATACCTTTGTTGGCGTTGCTTCAATCCCTTACATTTGGGGGCAGGGCGCAAAACAGGGATTAGAATATATTAAAAAGTGTATTACTATTAAATTAAGCTAGGGATTAAGCCGTGTATTCTTCTTTCAACCATTACGACAGGACAAGATCAAGTAAAGCTGTTGAGGTTCAAGACCCTAGCAATGCTTATGTAAATATGGAACCGAACTGGATATTGATTGAAGATTTAATAAACGGAACATATGGGATGAGAAAAAGACATCGAAAATACCTCCCCCAGATGCCGCGCGAACAGGACGAAAGTTATGACAATAGACTTGCAACTTCAGTTCTTGCGCCTTTGTACGTCAGAATCGAAAGATTGCTTGCGGGTATGCTTACTCGCAAACCTGTTCGATTAAATGAGGTATCAGAACGAGTTACTGAAGATTTGTTCGATGTTGACCTTCAAGGAAATGATCTCACGACTTGGACATATGAAACAGCAAAAATTATGTTGAGATACGGCCACGTTGGGGTTCTTGTTGATGCACCCACAGGCGGAACTGGTCGGCCTTATTGGATAACATATAGCC